CCCTCATACCGTCGATCTCACCAGGCGCGTCCACCATGGCCAGCAAGTGCGCGATGATCAACGTGACCTGTCGCAATGCGCCAGAGAGCGCCATGTTCGGCTCCGTTTCCGAAAGCCATGCCGACGGCGGATCGAGGTCGCGCACCGTCCAGTTCGGGTGGCGATTGATGCTGCCGGGATCCCGATAGTCCCAAGACCAAAGCTGGCTCATCAAGCGGAGCTGCAGTCGGCTCAGCGAGGAGCAGGCGGTGATGAGAAGCTGTCGGGCTTTATCCATGGCTGCAGGGTAGCGCGGGGCGGTCTCAAGGGCTGATGTTGCGCTCCAGCAACTTGCCCGTGTACTATTCGCCGTCTGAAGCGGGTAGGAGTGGTATGCGAAGAGGCTCTGTCAGATAGAGCACGGAGCCTGCCCCCGCTACCATGTTTATCTGCGACATAGATGGCGCTATCTCAGCAATGAGGGCGCCATTATCGTTTCTGACGGTGATGCTTTCACCGATGAGTTCCCGCAAGGCCTGGCGAACAGCCGGCACGTCGCGGCGATCGCTCAACCCCGCCACTACGGCCCTCCAACGCTCGCGCATGCGCGGGACGATCTGCGACGGCTGATAGTTGCGGATACTGGCCAACTCTTCGCGAGCCGCCGCAACCCCTTCCTCTGCAGCAATCAATTCCGCCTTCGTGCTCGCCGTGATGATGCCGGCACGCAGCGCCGCCATGATGTTGGCGTGCACCTTCTCGGCGTCGGCGACGCGTCGCGCGCCGCCCGATAAATCCGGATCTACTTTCTTCATCGCTACCATCAACGTTTTCTGATATCGATCGAACGCCGAATCACTGAGCAGCTGCGACCGAATGCCGGCGAGCAGGGCAGTTTCGGCCAGCTCGCGCGGCACGCGCAGGCGCGAACGACAGGCGGTATCGCCGCGGTCCTTGTGCGTGCTGCAGCCGTAGCGGTAGCGGTCGACCACGACCATGGGCCCGCCACAGTCGGCGCAGCGCAGCAGACCGCTCAGGAGATGCCGTGGCGCACGCCCCGGTCCGCCCGTCTTGGTAGGATCGGCCCTTTTCGGACTGGCCGCGCGCAGCCGCGCCTGCGCCGCATCCCACGTCGCGGCATCGATGATCGCCAGCTCGGGCTGCTCGGTTGTAATCCACTCCGACGAGGGGCGCTCTTGTCGCACGCGTCGGCCGGTTTCGGGATGCTTCACAAATCGGCTGCGATTCCAAACCTGACGGCCGACGTAAATCTGGTTGGCCAAGATGCCGATGCCTCGACGCACGTCGCCATGCACGGCTGTCATGCACCAGGTATCGGCGCGCGTGGCCGGCACGCGATCACGGTTCAAGCCTGAAACGATCGTGCGCGGGCTGGAGCCGTCGATGTACTCGGCGAAAATTCGGCGCACGATCAACGCCTGTGTCTCATCAATGACGCGCTGGCCAACGCCGGCGACGCGGTAGCCGTAGGGCAAGCCGCCCGCACTGGATCCGGCCAGCGCTCGGCCGGTCAGCCCTCGGTGTGTCTTGTCGCGCAGATCGTCCAGATACAGCTCACCCATCAGGCCACGCAAACCCACGTCAGCCTTGTGACCCTTGCGGCCGGTGTCCAGACCATCACTCACGCCGATCACGCGCACGCCCGTGAAGGTCAGGCGCCTGGTCGTCTGAGTTGCCTCGATGCTGTCGCGCGAGAGCCGGCTCAGGTCATCGACGAGGATCACGTCGAACCGTGCCGATTCGGCCATAAGTCGAAGATAACCGGGCCGGTCGTTGCGCGCTCCGCTCATGGCCGCATCGGTGAATTCCACCGGTACAGCCCATCCCATGCGCTCGCAATAGGCTCGGCAGTTGCGCAGCTGGTCTTCCAGGCTGGCATCGCGCTGGTTGTCGGAGCTGTAACGGGCGTAGGCAGCGGTTCGCATTGCGGGAGACTATGCTGCCTGTTCAGAAGGGAGCAATGGCACGTGATTCGTGCGGTCTTGCTGTGAAGCCTGACGGGATGCGGCCTGCTCGCGCAGATAATCCTCGGCATCTTTGCGCGCGAGCGCGTCGATCAGCCGTAAAAATGTTGGCGTAAGGGGCATGTCGTTGCTCATGCATCTATCTCCAATCGCTTGAACTCGACGACCCAGACCCAAGGGTTAGCATCCCAGCTGCCAGCGCCGTTGATCGATTCCCACAGGTCACAAAACGCTGCGTGTGCGGTGAGCCATGGCGTCACCAGCCTGCCCGGACCCTCACTGCTGACCCAGCACCCACTTCCGTCGGACATCTGGCGAACACCTTCTGCCCGGGCATCGTCTTCACTGATATCTGAAAGCCGTTCGACGCGCACGGCGGTCACTTCCAGCATGATGCGGCTGGCCCAGCGAGGCATGTGGATGCTGGGGCGAAGCTTGTTCAGCGATGCGTTGCCATAGCCACTTGAATCCGCCTCGTACCAGACGTGGCCCGGAACGCGACATGTCTCGGTGCAGGTGCAGTCAACTAGCCTATGGGACTCACGCACCCATAGTCGATCACCGCGCTGGCCATAGGGGCAAAGCTCCAGCCAAGCCGATAGCGATGCAGGTGCGCCATCGTCCAGGGACTCGTATCCCCATGAGTCCGGATCGTTGTGCAGACCGGAAAATCCTAGCGTTGGCTCGGCAATGGCCAGATTGACGATTGGTTGCTTGCGGTAGGGCTTCACTACCCGACGCGTCACCGTCTTGCGGCCTTCGAGGATCGCGCGCACCATCGGCGCACTGAAAAGGATGAGGAATTCACGCATGGGCATGGATCCGCTGTGTGAGGGAGCGAGGGCCATAAGCCATTCCGCCCCTTCGCTTCATTGGTGGTTGTCGCTGACGGCGACAGATCAGGGAACATGGTTTGCAGGCATTGGCGCATTCTTCGCTGCAATAGTTGCGTTGGGCATCGCACTGAGCGATGGCTGGCGACGCAAGCGAGAGCAGCGTGCGCGCGCGCGTCTGACGATGGCCAGTCTCTATTCCCCAATGATCGGCGTGCTGGCTATGGTTAACGAAATCGGTAAGGACGCCCGGGTGATAATCCGCGCGCTTCCAGGGAGTGCCGTGACGAACGTCGCTGCAAATGTGGAGAGCATGAAGAACGGTTGCGACGTCATGGGTCCGCTCCTTGAGGCGTTTGATGCTTCCGAGGCAGTGCATCTGAGTGGCGACCATGGCGTTGCATTGGCTGCAGCGGTGCGGGATGCCGAACTCATGGTTGGTCTGGTCACTAGCGTCACTGAGAAATATATTCCAGCAATTGCAATGAAGATCAACGATTTCGCGGGACTCTATAAGCTGCTGCAGTCTTTGAATCGGATACCATCTCAGGCGGCGGCTATCAAGATCCGAATGACGCCATTTCTCGAAGCTTGCGCCCGCGAACTGGGAGAGCTGGAAGACGATGAATCGTTTCCATAGTTGAGATTCCGCCGCATCCATGACATTTGCGATAGCAGAAACATCAGCCATGTGAGGTGCCTTTCCCGGCGCCATTGCGGCCTTTGGCCCCGCGCGCTTCCAGCTTGGCGACGTTAGCGACCATGACTTCCTCAAGCGTCATGCCATGCCAGCTAGCAATGCGCGCCAGGTAATACAGCACGTCGCCCAGCTCAAGCTTCAAATCGTTGAGGTCGAGCTTGCCGTCCCGCACTGACTTTTTCAGGACCTCAAGGACTTCGCCGGCTTCGCCGCCGAGGCCAACGGTCATGATGAAAAGGTTGCGCAAATCTGAATCGGCAGTCGGCCGCGGCATGCGTCCAAACCAGCCGTCATCGACAAAAGACTGATATTGCTTCGCCGTCATTTTGTTCATTCCTGCACCCCGTGCTCGGCGCACGCATCGCTATAGGCCGCCGTGACCTTCTTGAACATCTCGGCATCGCCGGTTTCTTGCTTGTCCGGGTGATAGATCGAGCGCAGGCGTTTAAACGCTGCGCGAGCATCGGCGGTGGAACAATTTCGGTCGACCTCGAGGACGTCGCTCCAATGAGCAGTCGGGTTATGTGCGATGTCGGCGAATCCGGTGAAGGCGCGGTTGAGGATTTCCGCACCGCCGTGACGCTTGATGGCGCGCATGGCGTCCAGCGTCGCGGCGATCGCGGCAAGGTTGTCGGCGACGCGGTCATAGCGATCGATGGCCATGCATCGCGTCTGCTCGCCGTCGATCCAATACGCCGCGGCACCGGGATCTACTGGCTCGCGCTGGTCGGACCGCGGGAAGCCATCCAGGCGCAGCACGAGGTTGGTGCTGATCACCAGATCATCGGCATGCACTTCCATCTTGCTCAGCTCAGCGCGAACACGTTCGACGCCTTCGTTGATGGTCAAGGGGCGGCCGTTGTCCCAGCCGCCGCCCGCGCGGGCGCGCGATGCTTTGCCGAAGCGCGCCGATGTTCGTTCGGCAGGAGCGGTGCGCTTCCACCCGGCTGGCCATTGAAGCGGGAATGCGGGAATGGTCACGCGGCTTGCTCCTGGTCTGGCAGGGTGTCGAAAAGCGATGGCATGGACATGTCGCGCTCAGCAGCGGCGCAGTACGCGGCACCGTCGAGGTAATAGGCAGGGTTGAGCTCGATGCCGAGGCCTTTGCGCTTCAACTTGATCGCGCAATAGGGCACGGTCATCAGGCCGCCGAATGGATCCATGACGGTTTCGCCGGCCATGCTGTATTGCTCGATGCATCGGTCGACAATGTCGAACTGCAGTGGGCACAGATGCATCTCTTTGCCCTTGGCCGCCTGGGCGCCGTTGAGCGTGCGCATGCGGGTGATATCGCTCCACACGTCCGGGTGCCAGCTCTGCGGCTGCAGCAGCATGAACGTCGTCGGTAGCCATCCGCTCTTGTCGACGTGCTCCGCAATGCGGACGTCGTGCCGGAAGTCGTAGACGTTCTGCAGCGAGTGTTTCTTGAACAGCTTGAACACCGCCGACTGGTCGAGGCCTTCGAGCTCTTCCGGGCGCAGCGGCCGATTGCCGCTCGATCGCTCGAAACCGTGCGCGTCGTACTGCCAGCGCGGCCGCGTGTAATCTGCTTTGCTTTTGACCACCGGCAAATCGGCATAGCCATTGCTGCTGTCACTCGGTGGCTTGCGGAAGATCAGCACGTATTCCGGCATGCCGGCGCCCATGCGCGAGCCGTCCTTGCATTGCTCGGTCCAGCCGAGCCGATAGGTCTGGTTGTTTTCGCGCACGACGTCGGTCACGACCGTCTTCCTGGCCAAGAACGCGAAGCCGTGTTTCTGGAAGTGCGCGACACACTCGTCGCTGAAAGGCTGCACCGTCTGGAAGCCAAGGCCGTTGATGCCGCCAGGCGTAATGCGATCCTTGACGTGGATGCAGGCCACGCGTCCCGGTCGGAGCGCGCGGAGCAGCGCTGGCGTCAGGAAATCCATCTGCCGCCAGAAGTGCGCGTTGTCGTCGGTATGGCCGAAGTCGTTATAACTGGGCGTGTATTCGTATTGCGTCGCGAACGGAATGCTGGTGACGATCAGGTCGACACTGTCGGCCTCCATCGACCGAACCTCTTCGACGCAATCGTTGTTGACGACGCGGTAACTGTCGCCGCTGGCCTCGACGCGCTGCACGCCAAGCGATCGCGCCAACGTACTGGCCATGGCGGCATGCGCCAGACCGAATTCCCGGATGATCTCCGTCATTTTTCCTACCATGGTGATGTGCTGCGCCCACTTGCGTTCGAGCTGCCGGCGCACGTCGCGCTCGGCCACGGTGTAAATCAGGTCGATCCGAACGGGCTTCGTTTGCAGAAACCGCTGGATGCGGTGAATGGCCTGAATAAAATCGTTGAACTTGAAACCGATGCCGAGGAACACTGCCCAGTGGCAATGGCGCTGGAAGTTGCATCCGCTGCCGGCGATGACCGGCTTCGCCGAAAGCTCCTGAAACTGGCCCTCACTGAACGCGATGATCGCTTCCTCCCGCGCATCCAGATCCTGCGAGCCGTAGATGCTCACGGCGGATGGAATGGCTGACTCAAGCGCCGCACGCTCCGCCTCGAGGTCGTGCCAGATGATGCGGTGGGCGGCAGGATCTTCTGCGCGAATCTCCATCAGTTTGTCGATGCGACCGGTCAGGCTTTCTCGTTTCTCGCGCGCGGCGTCCTGCACGCCGATCGCGGTGCTACGGAACAAACGACCCTGGCCATCCTTCTCGGCGCCGGCCGTGCTGTGGTCCGTGCCGATCTCGTGCCAGCGAACGTCGAGCGCCGGCAGCTCATAACCGTCGTCGTCGAAACCGAGGTCCGAAGGCCGCTGAACGAACAGCGCCCACGACGCGACCCACAACCAGAACTCGCGTTCCTTGTGCGCGTGCAGCGTCAGCTGATCGGCTTTCTCGCTGTTGCGTTTGAAGAACCGGGTCTTTGCTTGGCCAACATCCATCACGCCAAGGAATGCGGCATAGGCCAGCAGCTCAATATATTCATTCGGGCTCGGAGTAGCCGTGGCTACGAACCGGTACCGGATGCCTTCGGTCTTGGTGCCAGCGGCGCGGTCATCGCCAGCAAACAGCGCCATGAACGAACGGAATGTTTTGCTACCGCCGAAGCCGCGCAATACCGAGGCTTCATCCAGTGAGGCGGCTGCGAACAGGCGCGGGTCGAGCTTGCGATCGCGGATCGTCTCGTAGTTGGTCAGGTAAATGCCTGTCGGGTCCGTGGCTTCTTCAATGCGACGGATGAACTTCACCGACACTCCGAGCATGGCGGCGTCGCGGATGAACTCTTGGCGCACACCCAGTGGAATCACGATCAGGCCCATGCCGCCTGCGCGCTCGCGGCAGATGCGCACCGTCTCGATCTGAATCATCGATTTTCCCAGGCCGAACGCTGCGAAGCACGCGCGTCGGCCACCATCGACCATCCACTGCACCATAGCGCGCTGGTGCGGCTTCAGTAGCGGGTGAATATCGACCGCCTCGACGGCGTAGCCGAATGCCGGGGCGACACAGGCCTTCGCTTCAAGAAATTCACGGTATGCGTCAATCATGCGTTCTTCCATCCGGAGCAGTGAATGTCGAGACCGGGATAGATGAACTCGCCCGCCCGCGCGCCGCGGCAGCAACCCATGCCTGCGCTGGGATTGATGGCGTCATGTTCGAAGTGCCGGCAGTCGCCGCACAGATGCACGACAGGCTGCGGGGCCACCGTCGCCGGCGTGTTCATCCATTTGTGATCGCCCACCGAGATCATGTGCGCACCCGAATCGACAGATGCTTGCCTTCGAGTTGGTAGCTGAATCGGCGCGGCGTGCCGGCGACCGACTGCAGCCATGGGTCTTTGGCGAGTACACGCTGCTGCAGGCGCCAGGCGTCGGCGCGGCCGATGTGTCCCTGGTAACTGGCCCACAGCGATCGCACGTGCCGGAACTGCGCAGGCGTGGCGCGCGCGGCGCCGGCGGCGACATGCTCCGACTTCCAAACGGCCAGCGCCTGCTGCGCGTGCCGGAGTACTCGAGCGCGCACGCGGGTGTGCGTCGGATAGACCACGTAGCCGAGGAAGTCACAGCCGGCACTCAGCGGTCGCAGCCGGATATCGGCCTTGAGCTTCAGCTGCAGCTTGTCGGCGATGAACTGCTCGATCTGCGCTTGCCAGCGTTCCAGCAGCGCGCGGTCGCGGTGCACGAGCACGAAGTCATCGACGTAGCGCAGATAGCGGTCGACCTTCAGCGTGTGCTTGACGAACTGATCCAGCGCGTCGAGATAGACGTTGGCGAAGAACTGGCTACTGAGGTTGCCGATCGGCAGGCCGCAGCCCGGCGCAGCGTTTTCCAGCCGCTTATGCATCGGCACCTGCGCGCGCTCCGCCGCGGTGGAGCGGTGGATCACACCCTGCTTGCTGACAGGGTGACGCAGCAGCGCGTGCACGGCACGGGTGACGATCTCCGGCGCGCCGACGCGGTCGAGGCGCGGCTTGAGCATGCCGTAAAGCACGCCGCGGTGAATGCTGTTGAAGAAGTTGTGGATATCGAGCTGCAGATACCAGCCGCCGCCCTGGCCGCTGTGCACGGCGCGCGCGAACTGCTGCAGGCGCTCGACGGCCTTGTGCGTGCCTTTGCCCTTGCGGTTGGCGTAGCTGTCGTGGATGAAGCCGGGCTCATAGAGCGCTTCGAGCTGCGGCACCAGCCAGTGATGCGCGATGCGATCAGCGAAGTCCGGCGCGTGGATCTGCCGCGCCTTCGGCCGCTGGGCGATAAAGCACGTCGCTGGCCGCGGTGACCAGGTGCAGGTGTTGATCTCGCGTTGCAGCTGCAGCAGACCATCGGCCCACCGGATATCGAAGGCCAGCTGGTTGGCGCTTGGCTTTTTGTGCTGTCGCGCGCACTTCCATGCGCCGTAAAGCGTTTTGAGGCTCACTGCATCCTGACACTCACCGGCGGACACGGCACGCACCGGCCGCACGAAGGCGGTGTTGTTCCGGTTGTTGTTGTTCACGTTGCCGTTGTTGAAATTGACGATCCACGCGTGATCGGAGGACCACGCATCCCCGCGCACTTGCGATCCGGCCAAACATCCGTGTGGGTAGTAGGGCGTCGTCATGACTTGGCCTCAGCGATCGAGGCGGCACGGGTACTCAGTGTCTCGGCACGCTCCGCCGGCAGACGAGCCGGTGAATTCTGGCCGTTCGGATGCTGCTGCTTTTTCCAGCCGCCCACCTGCATACCGAGGTCTTCCGCCAAACGCGCAAGCGCCTCGAACTGGGCAAAGCTGTGGAACGCATGCACCTGCTTGGCCAGCTGCAGGGTAAATTTCAGTTCATCGGTATCCCACACCAGCTCACCCACCCACCGAGCTTGCTGTGGCTTGTCACGCCACGCCCGGTTGGCCACGAGAAGCACTTCGCGGGCATTGCGCCGAAGATCCTCACCGACGCCGTAGCGGTGGCACCGAGGAAATTTCGACACGGCCAGCTCAATGTCTCGGAGCAAACCAAAAGCCAGCTTTACGATGGGTGGGGAAGCTAGTGTCATAAAACTCTCAAGAGCCCAAAGGGCCAATTACTGACCGGCGGACACGGCACGCACCGGCCGCACGAAGGCGGCGCCGTCCCGGTAGTGGTGGTACACGTAGCCGTAGCCGAAATAGACGAGGCTGAGTTTCTGAAAGCGTTGCCAAGCCTTCGTGGAAACTGCCGCGGCACCTGGCGCGAATTCTTCAACGGTGCCAAGCACGCCTATCGATTTGATGGGCAAGAGTTCGCTGAGCGAAGACACATGGACGTTGACGGTTTGAATCGTTATGCGTGCCGCTTTCATGCATTGCTCCTGGATGATTCGGCAACAGACGCGTTGCCTGGGTAATCGGGATAGGTTCCCCACGGCGCATACAGCTCGCGCCAGCCGGTTTCCTCGGTGCCTACGGCGTTTCGCCTGGCGTAGCGACAGAGGCGTCCGTCTTGCCAGACTTCGCGTCGGTCAGTGATTCGGTTGTCGAAAATTCCGTCGAAGAGATCGGCTGGCTGGCGGCGGGGCATAGTTCTGTCCTCTCAGTCGGCGGCCTCAACTCGATTGTTCGAGGTTTGGGAACGGTTGGCGTGATAACGGGTGCTGGGTGTTTGGCCATCAGGTGGCGGAAGCGCGATAGCAGAGAAACACGGACACGCTCGGCTTCAATTCGAAGGATTACGCGCATCGCGCGGTCGCCACGATCGTGTGCAGCGGGAGATTTTTCCCAGCGCCGGGGCGTTCCCTTTACGTTCTTGGCACGGCGTCGCCACGTGCTGCGCGCGGCATACCAGCGCAATGCAGCACGCATCTCGTCGTTTTCGCGCTTGAGCTGGCGGATATGTCGGAACATCAGTGGATATCCTTGGCGGGAAGGGAACGGCGCATGCCGCTGCGTTAGTGTTTCGGTTCGTACCAAGCGAGCACATCGCGCGCCTGGTCGATGGACAGCGGAGGGCAGACACCTTCGATCAGTGAACCTGTGAGCGCTGACTGCGCGCGCTGACGGATTAGCGTTTCCTCGGGAAAGATCGGAGGCGGTAGCTCACTGGGCCACTTCACGAAAGGCATCTGCGCGCTCATGCATCAAGCTCCGATGAGTTGCTAGCTACGGCGGTCAGAGTGAGGGGGATGGAGGTAGGCACCCCGACCGCCGCAGCTAGCGGAAAAGTGTTTGAGCGAAGTACTTTCAGTGCGCGCAGGGATTGCACGGTGTTCACCGCGTCCTGCTGTTCAGGCGTCCATTTGATGACGGCGGCTTTGTCAGGCACGTTCATCAAAGCAACCCTGCGAAATAGGCGGCCATGCCAACAAGGAATGCCAGTGCAGCGGCAGCGGTGGGAATGTCGCTTTCGCCAAAAGCGTTAAGCGCCTCAATCAGGTAGCGCAGATCGACGCCGCTGTGTTGTTCTGAGCGGTTCATGCCGCGCTCCGGAACACCACGCGCCGCATCACGATCGACCAGCCAGCCGGCACGCCGTCTACTGGGCCGATGTATGTCATCGTCTGGATCGCCCCACCGATTAGGCGGACGATGCGACAGCGGAAGGTACGCGCGGCGCTCATGCTGCCGCCTCGACGTTCCGAGTCTGTTTGGCGCGCCAGAGAGATACGGCGGCGGACTTGGCGGTCTCGGCACTCGCATACGTGCTGGTGCGCTCCAGCACCTCAAAGGTATCCATGTCGATCACGAGGCCGCGGAACAACGGCCCCATGCGCTCAGCTTCGTAGATGATGCTCATGCATCACCTCGGGCTTGCAGGCAGCGCGACGCTCCTTCACTCAGTGCTTCCGAGGTTTTGATGGCCTGCTCGGGTGTCAGATGCAGGTCGTGGAACCACACCTCGTTGCCTTGGCCGAGCACAACGCCCTTGGCGTTTGCTTTGACGTCGACGATCACGCTGGAGTTGATCTGGATCGACTCGGACTTCCAGTTGGCGTTGCTCATCTCGTGCTCCCTTGCCGGTTGTCGGCGAGGGAAAGCATCACACAACGTGTTTTATCGTGTCAACACATATCGTGATGTTTTTGATCAAATGCAAAAGCCACCGGCGGCGTGGGGTGACTATTTGCCGGTTTTGTCTACTGGCTGAGGACTTGCGACCGTCACCGGACGAGCTGAGTGGAGGTGCTCTCTACGCTCGCACACTTCCGCGCTCTGGTTTTTCTGAGCGGCGGTTGCCCAACAGCTCGCTTTCCCAACTATATCGTCAGAAGCTGGCGCTTCTGCGCTCGCCGCGACTGCTGCTATTTTGGGTGCCGTTGCCGCTTGCTCAGAATCATCGACGCGGCCACACGACCAGACAACCAGCACGATCAGAGCGCAGCCACCTACACATTTCCACACCCACGGCTCTACGACACTCAAGTCGGCCATGAAAGTAATTAGCTTGTTGGGCGGCTTCTTCATGCCTTGGCGTCAATCCGTTTCGAAGCGACTAGTGATGAGATCACTTCCCATGCAAAGCCTTCGGATGAGTAGTCGCTCGCGATCTTCCTTCCCCTGGTCCTGGCCGCGTTCCCGCCCATAATTTGACGCTTTCGGCTGGTCCTTTGATGGTTTGAACGAGCCTAAGATCAGCTCTTTTTACGTTGAACTCTTCTGGCCACGCTGCCCTTATCTGGGCCTTCAGCCGACACACCATCTCTCGATCCATGCAACTCTGCCCCTGTTTGTCTCACGATTGCAGAAACCTTAATCGCGAACATTCGCTCCTCCTTGGAGGACAGGGAACGAGACATCTGCGATCTAGCCTCGTATACAAGCACAAATCGTTCCGACTCAAGATCAAGCTTAAAGGGACGACCAAGCTCTTCTTCGTAGATTTCGCTCAGCGCTGCATACGTTTCGGCCAGCATTGTTGGATCAAGTCGCACCGACTGCGATTGGTCTGGAGCCTCGCCGAACAACTCCCCAACGCTGACTCCAAGGCCTCGTGCAATAACAGGAACCTCATCGAGCGACGGCTGCCTGGCATAGTCCTTATCTGGCGACGCCTCATAGTTCCCGATGCGGCTCTGATTGGAGTATCCGCACCTATGGGCCAGCACTTCCTGGGTGATTTTTTTGGCCTTGCGAAGGCGCTTGAGATTGGCTGAAAAGTCCATGGTCTTATTGATCCACGGTCCGTGATGTTGGTCTAACACGGTTAGTGTTGACTTGAACATCACGTAACGTGATACTCGCGCCATGAATCTGCCTGCCTATATCGAAACCATCGGCGACAAAGCCGCATCTGAATTGTTTGGGATCGCGGAGCGCACGGCGATGAGCTACCGACTCGGCGAGCGAAAGCCGCGGCCCGAGGTGGCGCAGCGAATCATCGAAAAAACCAACGGCAGGGTGGACTGGGCTGGGATCTATGCGCCAGCACCCATGGATGAACCCAAGCAAGGGGAGGCGGCCTGATATGCGCGGTCGAGTCTTCGCATACGCCGAGCGTAATGCCATAGCGCTATTGCTCATCGTTTTTCTTGCTCTGGTCCATGGCCTTTTTTTTAAGCCCAAACCGACCTTCAACCATAGGCAAGTCTCATGAGCGTCGTTTCTACTGACCTCAATTTGCGTGTGCGCCGGCCGCTTCGTGTTATCCCTGAAGCCGATCTTGCGAAGTTGACCAGCGAAGCAAAATCAGTCCAATACGCCTGCGAGAACAGTGGTCTCCAAGACAAATCGATCGCCATTGAAATCGGTGTAGACGCCGCCGTTTTGTCCAAGGCGAAGGCAGGGCAGGCCAGGCTCAACGACGACGCTCTGGATGCGTTGATGGATGCCACGGGTATCGAGGCGCCGTTGTACGCGCTGCTGCTGCGCCGCGGGTACGACCCACGCAGCCTGCGTCGCTTCGAATCGGACCTGGAGCGCGAGAACCGCGAGTTGCGCGAGAGCATGTCAGTCCTCCAGGCCGAGCGCGAGGTAGAGCTGCGCCTGTTTCGGCAGCTTCGGGTGACGCCATGAACGATCAGGGCGAATCCGAGCCGAAAACCCCTCGTTTGCGCGAGGGGCAGATCCTTGACTACGAAATTCGTGACGAATTCGGGAAGCCGTGCGCGTCAGGTCTGACGCGCGAACAAGCGCGTGAGCTGAAGAGCTTTGCCGGCGGCTACATCTGCAAAGTTGTGGTCGTGCACTGATGGAAGCGCCAGCCATAACCGTGAAACACCATGTAACACCACGAAACACCAGTAACACCAGTGGAACGGAGGTGAAACATGGCCGCTGGAATTGACTGGTTTCGCTGGCATCACGGGACAGTGGTTGACCCGAAATTACAGCTTGTCGCACGCCGATCGGGCGCGTCTCTTCCCGACGTCATTGCCATCTGGGCGGCCCTGCTCGAAACAGCTTCGCAGTCATCGCCGCGGGGGTCTGTGGAGTCATTCGACCCCGAAGCCTTCGACGTGCTTTTCAACTTCCCCGAAGCCCGCAGCGCCGCAGTTCTAGAGGCTTTGACGGCTCGCGGGATGCTGCGCGACATGCATTTGGTGGCTTGGGAAAAGCGCCAGCCTAAGCGTGAACGCGAGGCTGAAAACAGTACCGATCGTGTCAAAGAACACCGCCGCCGCAAGCGTGAATCGCAAGGTGAAACACCACGAAACACCAATGAAACACAAGAAACACCTAGAGAAGAGAAGAGTAGAGAAGAACTATTAAAAGCTTCTGCGCGCTCATCACGCGCGGACGCGCAAACCGTCCAGGTCGTCGACGGCAACGGCAACCCTTCCGCTTCGATCATCGCCAACCTCACCGCCGACCAGTCAGCCGTCGTGGTGCTGAGCTGCAAGGCCCTGCGCAAGATGGGCGCCATTCGGTTCAACCCCGGCGACGAAGGCCTGGCGGCGCTGGCTACCGAGGGATTCACCGCCGAGCAGATCGCGCGCACTGCCGGCGAGAAGGCGCTGCGCGACGCGGATTTGTGGAATGACCCTGACGTCCATCCCGACTTGCCGGATTTGCTGATCAACGGCGCCAGCCAGGAGGACATGCGCCTCACGCCCGCCCAGAACACCGCACTGCGCGCCGCGGTGAGCCAGGTATCGATCGGCTACATCGCCAGCGCGCTCCGAGGTAAGCGGCGAGACGCCCAGACCAAAACCAGCAACGCTCGCGGCTCCGCCCGCACCGGTGACAAACCCAAAGCGAACGACAACTTCGAGGGGAAAACGTATGTCGGCACAGCCATCGAGAACATTCACCCATCCCTCAGACCCGATGGAGCCGCGGCCCATGGCTGATTCGAGCGACAACGCCGCAGCGCTGGTGCTGATGTCGTGCCAGCGACATGGCCAGTACCAGGCCTACCGGGTAGCGGGTGTCGCCCCTGCCGCTGGACTCAACGATTGCCCGAGGTGCATCGATCAGCAGCAGGACGAACAAGACCGTGAGCGCCGTGATCGCATCGCGCAATCCGAACGTCGCGAGCGGATGAAAGAGTTGGTGGACATCGCGAGCATCCCCAAGAAATACGCCACCACCACGCTGTCTGATTACCAGACCCAGCTTGCTGGCCAGCGGCACGCTTTGCAGATTTGCCAGAAGTACGCCCAGACCTGGGAAACTCAGTTGAAGCGCGGCGGCTCGCTGGTATTCACCGGCGGACCAGGTACCGGCAAGACCCATCTGGCCTGCGCCATCGTGAATCACATCATCCAGAAGCACATGGCGCTCGCGGCCTTCGGCACGGTGTCCAGTGTCACGCGCACGGTGCGCGCCACGTACAACAAGAACAATCCGAAAACCGAGAGCCAGGCGCTTGCCGACCTCATGGTGCCAGACCTGCTGATCATCGATGAGGTGGGCGCGTCGAACGGCTCCGACCACGAGCTTGGATTGCTGTTCGAAATCATCAACCGGCGTTATGAAAACCTTCGCCCGATGATCCTGATCAGCAACCTCAGCGAGCCGGAGCTGAAGAAGTTGCTGGGGCATCGCGCCATGGATCGCTTCGCAGAATGCGGCACCGTCATCGCATTCGACTGGCCCAGTCACCGCGTCCAGCAGCAGGTGCCGCTGTGAACGATCGCGGAGTCTACGGCACGTATTTCTGGCTGCGTTTCGCCGAGT